TCTAAATAGGTCTATCAAAGATAAACTTGAGGCAGAAGCTAACGACTTGAATATGATGAAGAAACAAGTTACAAAATTACCTTTGTGATGAATGTGATGATGTAAGAACAATGCCACGTTTAGGAGCAGTTCTTACATTCATAATGATACTACGAAATATAACGAAATAAGGAGTAATACATATGTCTAGTTTTAAAGATTTAAAGAATAACCGAATGAACAATTTGCAGTCATTAACAAAGCAAGTTGAGAAACTTGCAGAGAAACCATCTTATGAAGATGAACGCATTTGGAAGTGTGAAAGAGATAAAACTGGTAACGGTTATGCCGTTGTTCGTTTTCTCCCAGCACCTACAAATGAAGATGTGCCATGGGTTCGTTTATGGTCACATGGTTTCAAAGGGCCAGGTGGATGGTACATTGAGAATTCATTGACCACACCGCGATCTGATGCTCCTAGTGGAACTGATGACCCTGTATCAAAGGCAAATACTACTTTGTGGAATTCTGGTATTGAGTCTGATAAGAATATTGCGAGAGATCGAAAGCGTAAGCTAAGTTACTACTCCAATATCCTTATCCTTGAAGATTCAACAAATGCTCAGAATGAAGGTAAAGTATTTTTGTTTCGATATGGTAAGAAGATTTTCGAGAAAATCGAAAGTGTTATGAACCCAGAGTTTAAAGATGAAGAACCAATGAACCCGTTTGATTTCTGGTCTGGTGCTAACTTTAAACTCAAAATCCGTCAAGTGGAAGGTTATGCAAATTATGATAAGTCAGAGTTTGCTTCTCCATCTCCATTGTTTGACGGTGACGATGCTAAGCTAGAGGATGTTTGGAAACAACAGCATTCACTTCAAGGACTTCTTGCTCCAGAGAACTTTAAGAGTTATCAAGAGTTGGAAGCACGTTTCAATACGGTTACTGCTTCGGGAACGGGTAGTGATTACAATGAAACTATTGAGGAGAGTTCTGCTGATCCAGTTGCAAATGATGCAGCCGAATCAACATCTGAGGATACTTTAGAGTATTTTAAGAAACTAGCTGAGCAGTAGTAAATAGATATAGGGGGAGTATCGTTTGTTATATTGGTGATTCGCCAGTATTATGCTGGTATCAAAGACTCGCGACTAGATACCTTGTGAAACCGTTTCGGTGATACTCCCCCTTTATTTTATTCCTAGTTCTTTTTCTGTTAAAACTATAAATTCCCAATCCCTCTTTTCTGCATACTTCTTAGCAGCTTTCCACTTACATTGATTTCTTACATAGGCTTTCAGTGCATTTCTATACTTATTGGTGTTTCTCTTAGGTTTCTTTGGGGGTAGGCATTGACTATGAGGTTTAATCTCAATGATATACTTTTTGACTTGACCATTAGTTGATACTACTTTCACATAGAAATCGACTAAATATCGCCTAGTTTTCTTTTCTATTGGATTATAGTAGGGAATAACTATATTCTCTGAGCCCCATTCCAATACACTTGGACGAGCATCCAAATATTTCATGTATCTTAACTCCCAGCTGGAGCGATAGTGGCATTCATTGAGATCACCTACATATTTCTCCTTGTTTTTAACCTTATATTTTCCAACTCTAGGGAAATTTCTCATATATCTCTTATAAATACAGTATAGACTAATATTTATAACGGGAGTAAGAGATGGCAAAGGGAATAGGACAGTTTAAAGCACAAACACTGGCTAATTTTGCAAGTCCTAATTTGTTTCGTGTTGAGATTACTAGTAACAATCCACTTGGAACAAATTCTTCAATTCGAGAAAGATTATCACTTGTCTGTCATAATGCACAAATTCCTGGCCTAACAATGGTTGCAACAGATAAAGATTTAACTTACAGGTCAAATGTCAGACAGAAAACTTATGATGATATAACATTAGCTTTCCATTGTAACGATGATATGCTAGAACTTAAATATTTTCAAGATTGGATGGAAAATATGGTTGACCCGTCAACAAACCGTGTTGGGTTTTATAATAATTATATCGGAACTATTACATTACACAAATTAAGCAGGCAATTGAACAAAAATAATACAACTGATGAAAATGCAACAACATTAGTAACAGTAATAAATGAAGCTTATCCAAAAAGAATTGAACCTTTATCATTAGATTATTCTGGTACTGGTGTAATGTCATTAAGTGTAAATTTTTCTTATAGAAACTATTATCAAAAATGGGTATCATTAAAGGCAGCAGAATCACCAGAAATTAGGGGTGAACCAATTGCAGCTCGTTCTGTTGATACTGAAGCAAACAAAAGAAATCCAATGACTGAAATTTTAGACAAAACACAAAATTTTAAATTTAGGGGTGACACAGCTGGTAGTAATGATGAATTTGAAAGTAGTGAATAAATAATTAATAACAATATCATTTTATATTAAGGAGTTAATGAAATGGGATTACCAAAAATTGCAGTACCAGAGTATAGTTTAATTTTACCATCAACAGGTGAAGAAATAAAATACAGACCTTTCTTGGTTAAGGAAGAAAAGATTCTCCTTATAGCTATGGAGAGTGAAGATGAAAAACAGATAGCAGATGCTACAAAGACAGTTATTAAAAATTGTATTTTTGGTGATGTTGATGTTGAAACACTACCTATCTTTGATATTGAGTATATCTTTCTATGGTTGAGAGGTAGATCAAAAGGTGAAGAGATAGAGTTAAAATATAATTGTCCTACCTGTAAAGGTGAGATACCAGTATTTTTTAACATTGAAGATGTAAATGTTCATAAGAATGATGGTCACACAAACAAGATACAAATAACAGATGAACTTGGTATATGTTTAAAATATCCTGATATGAAACTACAGGAAAAGATAAACAGTATTGATAGTGAACAAGAAATTGAAGTAATATTTAAAACTATTTTACTATCTATTGATTATCTCTATGATAATGAAAAAACATATCCAGCTAAAGATCATACTGCAGCTGAGATGGAAGAGTTTTTAGAATCTTTATCTGATGACCAGTTTCAAAAGATTTCTAAGTTTTTTGAAACAATGCCAAAACTAAAACATGAAGTAAAATTAGAATGTAAGAATAAAGTAAAGGGTGAAGGTAAGAAAAAGGATAAGGAATGTGGATATAAAGAGGATATGACCTTGGAGGGTCTACAATCTTTTTTCGCATAATCCTCTGTGATAATTCATTATCTAATATGCTTAATACTAATTTCTCAATGATGCAACATCATAAGTATTCTCTTTCCGATATAGAGAATATGATACCTTGGGAAAAAGATATTTATGTAGCATTATTAGTTAAGTTCATTGCAGAGGAAAATGAACGTATTAAAAGACAACAAAACCAATAAAGGGATAGAGTATGTTGCAGTTATCAGAAAAAACATTTTCATCTTTAACCAAATCTATAGATGGTATTTCGTCAGGCGTCACCGGATTGTTGAAAGGACAGACGTTCTTAATGAAGAAAAGTGCAACAGATATATGGGAAATGGAACCTAAAAAACTCCATATCACTATAAATGATCCTATAACTGTTAATGCTCCTAAGTTGATAACTGATGGTAAAGGCAAAGATGAAGGAAAACCAAATAAATCATTTATAAGTGATATCAAAGATGCACTCGGTATGAAACCAAAATCAGCTGAGGCAATGAGGGTAAAGGCAGAAGAAAAACAGAAAAAGGCTGATGCAAGAGCAAAAAAACGACATGATGCAATGGCTGGTTGGTTTAAAGATATGGGAAAATCTTTAAAGAAAGGTTTGACTGATAACCCAATAGTTAATTTTATCAAAGACCATTGGGGTAAAATTATGATTGGTGCAATGATGTTGTTCTTAAAACCAGAACAATGGAAAAATATATGGGAAGGAATTAAAGCTGTTGCGAATTGGGCAATGACTGACGGGGTTAAATTATTAAAAGGTATATTGGATGTATTAAAAGTATGGGTTCCTAAGATTGCAGGATGGATTGGTGATTTAATTGATAATATTTTTGGTAAGAGGGATAAAGATGCAGACGGTAACGAGATTGGTAATAGAAAGGGTGGTCTTTTTGGTGAAGGTGAAACTGGGCCCTTAGGAATCATAAAAGGTGTTTTATCAGGACTAGCACTTCTTTCAGGAGCCTTACTATTATTCGGCCCAGCTGGTGCCGCAGGTTTAGCAATTACTGCAATGATAGGTTCGGTTAAATTTCTTAGCAAAACTGTTGGTAATACAGCGGGTGCATTATTAGATAAACAAAATGCAGATAGAGCGAGAAATGTAAATAAAAAAACTGACCACGGCAAAGATGTAAGAAATAAAAGAACACAAAAGATAAAAGAAACAAGAGCAGCAAATAAAGCAAAGTTTGGAGATGCAAGAGGCAAACAAGGTTTAGGTAGTAAATTAGGAAAAGCATCAAAAGTTATTGGAAGTAAAATTGGTAGTATGATGCCGTCAAGAGCACCAACTGTTCCAACCCCGACACCTGCTGGCGGTGGGGGAGCGGGTGGACTTGCATCTAAGGCTGGTAAGTGGGCATCCAAATTTCCAAAACTTGCAAAGGGAATGAAAGTCTTATCCAAAGTACCTCATGTTGGTAAAGTTATAGCTGTAGGTACAGTTGCAACCATGTTAGCAAGGGGTGCTTCTGGAAAAGAAATTGCACCAGTATTAGGAGGTATATTAGGTGGTGTTGGTGGTGCTGTACTTGGTGGAATTGGTGGAGCACTGATCGGTGGGCCGTTTGCACCTGTCACTGGACTTCTTGGATCAGTTGGCGGTGGTCTTTTTGGTGGTATTATTGGTGAAGGACTTGCGGAATGGTTACTTGGGATGAAAATTACAGCAATGCCATTTGATTGGATGAATGATATTTTTAATGGTAAATCAGCACCAGAAGAAGGTGAGACACCAAAAGCACCAGCTGGTGATACTGGTGGTACATCACAGCCAATGACAAAAAATCAATTTCTTCAATCTGAAAAATACAAAGGTGAAATGCGTGGTGCAGATGGTGTAGTTGCAGGTGAAAGTACAGCTGGAAAACAGATGGCATATGAAGAATATCTGAAAGAAGAGAAACAAGCACCAGTAGTTAAGAAAGTTGCTAAAATTCTTGATAAAAAATTAAAACGGCCGAGAAGCAAAGAAACGATAGCGGGGATAAATAAACAAATTGACAATGATCCTAATGGCGAAATGATATTAAAAGAATTATCTACAAGAAGTTTAAGAAGATTGGGCAGGAAAGAACAAATAGCGCAAAACAGAGCAGAAAGAAAAGCTAAAAGAGCTGCAAGAACACCAGAACAGGTCGCAGCTGATGAAAAGTATATGAGGGAGCATTCTGGTTCAAATGCGAGTGATGATTTTGCAGGAGCTCCATCACCAATGGTTTCCCCAACAATGAAAGCAGATACATTGAATCAAGTTCAAGGTGAAAATGCAGAATTGAGCTCAGGAACAAATGCAATCGTAGCACCTACTACGATTAACAATATTACTAACAACTATGGTAGTGGTGGTGAAGGTGGTACAGCTATATATGGAGTACCAACAGCACAAAAAGGCACAAAAGTTAAACACAGTAATATAAGATAATCCAATGGCTGAAGAAAGAAAGTCTTTAAAGAAAGCTGGAGTAGAAGAAAAGAAGATTTTTAAATCTCTTGCAAAATTACAAAAATACCCAAGAGTCAGAGAAATCTTCAAAGAGGCTGCCCGTCTTTTTAGGAGTGGAAAACTAAAAAACATTAAACAGATTTCTAAAAACAGAAATTTGAATAAGATGCTTGCTGATCTTCCCCGTGAAGATAGGAAGATGTATAAGAAGCATTTAGAAAAGCTAGGATTCCCATCTCTTGAAGAAACTATAACGAAAATACAAAAAACAAGAACTGCAATCAGGTTAGCAGGAGAAAAGAAAGATAAGATAAAACAAGTAAAGGACAGATTCAGTGACCAAATAGAGGAAATGACAGAAAAAAAGAATCCTATATTAAAGACATTAAACAAGCATATAAAGTATTTAGGTGAAGAATCATTCTTCCAGAAAGCCCATCTTGCTGCAAAACAAAGAAGTATCATAGAAAGAAGTGAAACATCTATTGATTTTTATAGAGAGTATGCAATAGAATATGGTACAAGTTTTAATTTTAGAGATATGATTCGTGAAGGTGGAAAGAGAAAAAGTAATTTTTTACTAGGAAGAATGTATTTCTATAAATATAAACCTGACCCAATTGAGACACAATTTGATTTATACCCTTTGATTTTTATTTTAAAGAAATCATCAGATCACTTTGAAGGAATTAATTTTCATTATATGAGTCCAAAAGCAAGAGCTATGTTAATTGAGAATATATTTCTTTATTTGAATAAATTAGATTATACTGCAAATCAAAAAATTCTATTCAATTCTTTTATTAAGGTAATAAGAAATAATAGAAAGTTTCGGTATGCTAAACATTGTTATAGACAATATAAGTACAGTAGTATTGATTCAAGAATAATAGAAGTTCATCCTTTAGATTGGGAAATAGCAATGATGGTTGAGACTGAAAGATTTTATTCTAATACTAATCGTAGAATTAGAAGTAGAAATGTCTGGAAAAAGACGGATATAAATGTAAGAGGGGGACAGTAAATGCCAAAGATATTTGATAATACAACCGAAAAAGAGTTATATAGTCTTCAGTATCCTGATGATTTGGGTGTTGGATTTACACATCCTGATTGTGTGAAATTTACTATTGGTACAAATCCAGGCGTTAGTTTAGAAGGAGTAAAAAAAGTTGTAGAAGGAAAACTTATAGATTCAAAGATAGCACTTGGAAAATCTTTTCAAAAAGGAATAGCAGAGTTAGAAGCTGATAAGGCAGCATTAGGTAAAAAACCTGCGAAAGAAAAAGAAGAAGCATTAACCGCTAAGTTGAATACATTGAAAAAAGGATTTGAAAGCTTTCAAAACCGCATTGCAACAGGTGCTACAAACT